GACAGTAGATTCTCTGTACTTTTTCCTCCGAACCTTTCATTTGGGGGCAAATATACCTTTCGCGTCAAATAGTTGCAACAAAAAAAGTGATTTGTTGCACTTATTTGTAAACTTTTTCATCTTTGCGGAGCGATGATGTCAAGCAAAGAGGAAAACAACGAGGCGTTGTATCTCGACCCCGTTTTCGCCGAGTATGGTATGGAGGTGTACACGAACGAGTACGCCGAGATTCTCCGCGCCCAGAACCTCGAACTAAAGAAGAACAACAAGAGAATTTGGAGCCAAATTCCACAAGCCGGGTTTCAAGAGGAAGTCCTTCTTTGCGAGGCGAGCATCCAAATACTGGGCGGCCGCCGTGGTGGTGGAAAGAGCTGGGTAACTCTCTATGGCTCACTACCTTACGTTACTCAGCCGAACGCAAGAGCATACGCTTTTCGTAAGTATAAGGAGGACGTGGAGAACTCCATTTGGAAAACATCGAAGGATGTGTTCAAGGGGTTTGGCAATGCCACCAGGACAAACTTCACGTGGACCTTCAAGTCGGGCTCCCAACTCACGATGACGCATATCTCCGACGCTTCCGCCATCAAGGACCGCTTCCGTGGTGTCGAGGGTGTCTATATAGATATAGAGGAGCTCGCGGAACACACGGAACATGACCTCAATGTGCTTCGTGACCTTTGCGCGATGAACCGTTCCACCTCCGGAATGAAACCAATCATCCGGGCGACTTGCAACCCGGTCGGCAAGGAGAACGCGCTTCGTGTTCTCCTCGATTGGTGGATTGATCCGGAGACGGACGAGGTGATTCACGAGAGGAGCGGCGTTGTGAGGTATCTCTATTGGTATGGGAAGGGCCCGGACGAGATAGTATTCGGCGGCTCCCCGGAGGAAGTGTATAACGACCCACGCGTGAAGCCCATCGTGGATGCCGTTTGTGACGCTACGGGCGAGACATACGATAGGTTCATCACCTCGTTCACCTTCATCGAAGGCGAGTACAAGGACAACAAGATTCTCCGAGCAATAGACAAGGACTACCTCGGAAAACTTGCGCTCGGCGGCTCCGCCAACCTCGTAAACGACACCGTTGGCAAGTGGCGGACCGTGGACCAAGGAGACGCGATTCTCACACACGCCGACATGGAGAATTTCTTCGAGAACTCCGAAAAGCGCGACGGATTCATGCGGGCCACTTGCGACGTTGCGCTCGCGGGCGACTTCCTCGTCTTGTGGGCCTTCGACGGCCACCACATCTGCGACCTGGAGGTTCGGCGCGGCGGTCTCTCCGACGACATCATCCCGTTCATCCTCGACTTCCTCGAAAGGAACGGTGTAAGGCGTGAGAACTTCACATACGACGAGAACGGCCTCGGCCTTTGGCTTAAGGAGTCCCGCGCCTTCAAGGACATAGCCGTCGGATTCAACAACAAGAGCGCACCGTCGAACAGCAAGTTGTGGAACAACCTCAAGTCGGAGTGCGCCGAGAAGTGGGTGCGGGCCATCAAGAACGGGGAGTTCTCCATCGAGTCCTCGCTCCTCGACCGCGTTATCAAGGACAAGAAGGGACGCACGATGTCCATCCGCGACCGATTGATGGAAGAACGTCGCGCCGTCCGGAGGAAGGAGAACACTACAAGGTACGAGATTATCGAGAAGCGCGACATGAAGAACGTAGTCGGCCACTCGCCGGACTTCATCGAGGGACTCTTTATGATTATGTCATTATACGGGAAGAAGAAGCAGGAAATCGTCCGAAAGGGCTTCGGGTTCCTATTTTAGAAACAATGTAACTCACAAGGGATATGCTTATACCGAACATCAAAAACATGACCCCGGAGAAGATTATGCGGAAGCCGGTTTTCAAGCGGCTTCTCCCTCCCGACAATCTCCCGGCCAACGGCAATGGTCGAAGGGTCTATACGCCCGGAGCGGACTACACCTTCGGGGAACGGACGGGACGGTACGAGGTCGTGACTCCGCTTGATTGTATGCAAGAGTACGACATGAACGCGCACAAGATACTCTCGAAGTCATACTACCCGAACCCCGTGTCGAAGGATGAGAACGGGAACTACTACGAGAGACAACTCGCCCGCGTCACCGTTGACCTCATTCAAATGTTCCATACGCAAAGGACTTCGCTACTCGTCGGCTCCTCCACGGACCTCCGGATAGTGAACCGCAACGCCTCTCCGAAGGACAGGGAGTTGTTCTCCCTTTTCCGCGAGGGTTGGGAAGTCAAAAATATCGAACAAGCGAGATTCGAGCTCGTCTCCCGCGCAGGAAAGACGATGGACTCGGCGATTGTCGGCTACCTCGACAACGGCCACTTCGGATGGAGGGCGATGTCTTACGAGTCCGGCGATACGCTTTACGAACACGTCAACCCCCTGACGGGCGAGACCGCCGTGTTCGGTCGCCTCTATTCCATGCCGAGCGACGACGGAGAGGGAACCGTCCAATACCTTGACGTGTGGGACACCACCCTCTACAAGAGATACAAGAACAACCCGGACAAGACGGTCGCAACGACCGGAGAGAGCACATGGGAGGAGGACATGAAAGAAACCCCGCACGGGTTCGACTTCTGCCCCGTCTCCTATATCCGCTACGGCGAGACCTTCTGGGGTAACGCAATCCTCCCCGTGGACGAGATGGAGAAAGACCTCTCGCAACTCCTCGAAAACAACAAGATTTACGGCCTCCGCGTTCTTGTCGCGCTCGGAAGCGAGATGAGTGTCAAGGCTTCCTTCGACGGAAGGCCGCTCCAGATCAACGGTCCGGCGGACGGCAAGGTGAACTACCTCGAACCCGCCGATGCCTCCAACTCGTTCAACCTCTCCATCAAGAGCCTCGAAGAACAAGCCTACATCGCCGCGAATTGCGTCAAGCAAACCGAACTCCACTCCGGCTCAGACGTGTCGTCCCTCACGGTCTCGATGCTCAACCAGCCCGCCTACCGCAAGGCCATCCTCGACACCTACAAGTTCCAACCTGCCATCGACAAACTCGTCCGCATCTTCCAATACGGATGGTTCCTCGAATCCAAGCGAGCGTCGGAAAACGCATCCCTCCATGTCAAGGCCCGTACCTATCCTTATGTGATGAGGAGCGAGACCGAGGAGGTTGCGAACGTGACGGCTCTTAAGGCGGCGGGCGCACTCTCCGCCCACTCCGCCTCCGAGGAGGGCTACAACCTCGGCTACGGAAGCGTGGACGAGTACGAGCGTATCCTCCAGGAGCAGCACGACGAACTCGTGGCGGATCAATCCACGCAAGCGCAACGCGCCGGGGAAGCCGGAGGAAACACCAACAATCCCGTGAACGCCGCCCGTCAAGCACTCGCCCGATAGCCTATGACGATGCCCTTCCACGACGAGGCGATTGACGAGATGGCGAAGGAGAAATCCTCCGCAAAGGAGAAGGTGCAATCCGCCATCCTCGCCATCCTCACTCTCGCATACGCCTACCGCGACCGCAAGGGGACCTTCTCGTTCGCCGCATATCCCGAACTCGACGAGGAGGTGAACCGAATCCTCATAGCCCTCTCCGACGGGCTTCTCCGTGAAGCCGAGGGGAGGGCTGAGTCGCTTTTAGAGGCACTTGGAATCGACGAGGAAGATTACGAGTCGGTCTTGGAGGAGGCGGAGTCCGGAGGCGAAGGTATCGTATGGGCACTCGACATGCACGCATCCAACCTCAAACGTCTCTTGGAGGCTTGGATTGCCATCATGTTCGCAAACGGGATGTCCGTTCAAGAGACGCTCACGAAGGTGCTTGTCTATATGGACGCTCCCGACGCTTCGCCGATGTGGAGGGATGCCGTCCGAGCAAGGACGGTTGATCCAAACGAGGTCAAGTTTGGTCGGGGATACCAAAGGAAGATAGCAGATGCGTTCGCGGTGCTTCTCCAGACGTTCATCTACTCGGCCTTTCTCGCCGGGACGGTAAGAAAAGGGCGGGAAGCCGGAGCCATCGGCTACCGTACCTTCCGCCAATCCAATTATGATTGTCCGCTTTGCGATTCACTCACCGAGCAAGTGTGGCCCATCGACACGATGGTTCTCCCGGCTCATCCGAGGTGCGTGTGCGGCATGGAGCTCGTCTATCCGGAAGAATCCTAAAGGTTCGACCTTCGGGCCCACTCCGCGATGAGGAGCGCGTCCCGGTCCGGGTGATTCACGTCGGCGAACTTCGGGAACAACCTATTCCCAATTTCCTTCGACATCACCTTGAGGTCCGGCCCAGCGCATCCCTTCGGGAGCATCTTCGATTGCCACTCGCGGGAGTCGCAAAATTGATAGGGGAGACCACGCCTCTCTATGAGGATAAGCATAGCCTCGTGGCAACGGATGGCACTCTCGGTCGCAGTGAACCTGGTCGGGTTTATCATTGGCCTCTCAATCACGATGAACGAGTCGTTTGCGTCAAGGCGCGAGAGGATAAGGTCGAACGCCACGGCATCGAGGCGCGAAATCATCTTCTTCCGCTTGGTGTAGTCTTGCACCTTCACGACAGGAGTCTCGCAAAAGGACACGTCGCCGTCCTTGATGACGGCAATCGTCCCGCTCACCCCGTTGTCTATGCCAACATAGGTTTTCATACTAACTCTTTTTCTTTTCGTCGCCGTCGCCGATGATTGTATTTACGTCTATCCCGTTTCGCCGGAGGAAGTAGAGAATCTTGCGATAGCCCTCCATGTGGCGGAACAACTCCGCCGCCGCACTATCCGCCATGTGCCCCTTGTACTTGTCCTCCAACATGAAACGAGGCACGTCCGGCATTATCACCGAAAGGAGGACATCTTCTGCGAACATGGCGTAGTCGTCCGCCTCCGATTGCAAGTTAGACACGAGGAACGCAAGGTCGGTCGCGCCCTCGGAATCATCGGCGGTCGGCTTATTCTTCTTTTCCGCCATCTCCCTTCTCCTTTTCGAGTGCCTTCTTCACATCATCCTCGAACTCCGACATCTCCTTCATCTCCTCTACGGCCTTCGCGTCGTCCTCCTCGGTCGCGCCGTCCTTGATTCCGTACCAATCCTTGTGGCGGTTGAGGCAAGCCTCCGCCGCGTTCATAAGGTCTCGGATGTAGTCGTTGTCGGGGGC